AATAGTGATTTCCTCCATGATGCCACTACCTGCTGTTGCACGTCCAACAAGTTTGTTGGTTGTCATGGCTGTTGTGATTGTGCCACTCGTTGTGATTGGCCCACCACTAATCAAACCTGCGGTTGCAACCGATGTGACCGTACCACTTGGTATGCTTGGTTTATTTTTGATAAAGTCAAGTGCCGCATTGTTTGTTTGATTCCAATCACTTTGAATTTGCGCAGCAGGTATAGTTGGCTTATTTAATATTTCAGATAAACCACTAACGCTGTTCCAATCCGAGTTGACTTGTGCGGCAGGAATCGTAGGCTTATTCAAGATTTGTGCAACGCCACTTACAGCATTCCAGTCTGAGTTCACTTGCGCAGGTGGTATGCTTGGTTGGTTTATCAAATCAGTATAACTACCTGTAGTAGCAACCGTTGCAAGTGTTGGCTTGTTGAGTATTTGAGACACGCCACTTGCTGCTGTCCAATCACTATTCACTTGCGCTGCGGGTATAGTCGGCTTGTTTAAAATTTGAGCAAGACCACTGGATGCATTCCAATCTGCATTCACGGGTGCAGTTATAGTTGGCTTATTCAATACTTGAAAATCGCCACTCGTTGCATTCCAATCCACGGGCGTTTGACGCAAGCGATAGCCTGCACCTACAAGTGTCCAGTACAGCGTGTTGGTTGGCAGCAATGCGTCATTGTTCGCGATGCATTGGTACACATTGCCGTTGTACCACACCCTATCACCAATTACATATTGGTTGCCTGTTGCTGTGGTATGGTTGACGTTAAATGCAGTACTAACGTAATCCGTTACCCCGCCTCCTGCTGAATCAATTGTTACAGATCCATTGCCATTGTCCGTAATGGTTATGTTCGTGCCTTCAACTAAGTTCAAAAGTGTTTGCACTACGTTGTCAACGCCATTGGTTTGAAGCGTTATGCCGTAGCCCTGCCCATTTCCGCCTGTGCCACTAACACCACCAACAGACCAAATAGCCGGGATGTCGCATGCACTCCAGTCCCACGGCACAGCAAGTTTGATAGTGAATGCAATACCTGTAACCGTGTTTTTTTGTTCCTCCATGAACGGCTCGAACGTTGGCGTTTCAAGTAACTGCACATCGAATCCAAACAACTCCAAACCATTCTTCACTTCCGCTATTAAATCCTGCCCTAATCGGATGCAATCGCTAATGACTTCGCGTTGATACTCGGCCTTGTATTCTTTATCGCGTGGTATGTCAGCGAACATGATGTGAAAACCAAAGTTCATTGCACCTTGCACAGGTTCAATCGTGTCAGGCGTAACGTGCATGAATGGATATTGATCGTCCTGAAGTTGGTCGCTCATATCGATTTGACCATGCGTGAACCGACGTATCAAAAAGTGACCTGCGGCAAATGCTTCAAGTCGATTAATCAGTACGTTGTAACTATAGTTGTAACTTGTCATCTGTTCCTTTTTTTCATTTCTACTTTCTGCACATACACGTAATCTGCTAGGTATGTCAAGTGCGTAAATACTTCAAATGCGTTGCGCTCGGTTACCGCATCAAACTTCGTTATGTCCCTTTCGGCAAGTGATTCAATGATGTGAAACCATCCGTATGCTTCTAAGCCGTCTGGTGTTCCGTTGTCATCTCCTTCACTATCTCCGTTATCTCCTTTGCCAAATATTCGAGGGAACTGTTGTACAGCTCGATTTCTAAAGTCGAAAAAAAAAGCAGCACATTCAGTACATGATCTAGCGTCAACTCCTTCACAGCATCGACATACTTTCTTTTTGCCTCAGTCTTGTATGGCTCGATATCATAGTAGTTGCCAAACTTTGCTTTGATAGGGCGGTATAGTATGCACATCAGTTTGAGTGCAGCCTCACCATTCACCTTACCATTTTGGTACAGGTTGGTGCATGCGCTGTCAAGGTCAACGTATTCGCCAAAGGTCATCTCCTGAAGGTTTGGTATAAACCCTAACTCAATTGCGTTGGCACGCACCTTACGTTCGAAGTCATTGCTGCCTAACTTAATCGCAGCTTCAAAGCGCATGATGATTTCATCAATGATGTTGGCCTGTAGTAGTCTTATGCTCTCGTTGCTCTTGCCTGTGATGATACGCACCTGCTCAATCTTGTCGACTGCGTTTTGATAATCAATGTACTTGGCTAGTGATACGGCCTTTGCGTTAGCTGCTATGTTTAGCTTTAACTTCATGTTGTATTGTATTGTAGTTTTTGATTAGTTTTTGTTACAGGTCTGAATGCACCTGAATGATCACTGGTGCTTTCTCGTCCCCGCTGTGCGTTATGCGTGCCTGTTTTGGTTTAAAGTATTCGAGCACATCCAGTGTTAGACCTGCTGCCTTAAACTTCAAATCTTCGTCCCGGCTATCCATGCACTCGTTAATAAATGCAGCTACTTTTGGTAGTGCCTCGGCTACGAAATCACGACCGAACTCTTCCCATTCCAAAGTCTTTTTGTTCAAGCTTCCGATGGGTCTTCCGTTAGGATTATTGATTATTCCTTTGCTTGGCATTATTAAATGTTATTTGTTTAATAACTACTTCTGTTCATACTGCGCAATGCATACGGCTATGCGCTGTTGCGAATCGGGAAACTCACCTTGTACTTTCGCATCACTCATGCAGCGTGCGATGAATGCGCTCTTTGATTCGTCTGGTGTTGGTGTTGGTAATGGCATATTATTATTTATTTGGTATCAACTTTATTTAGCTGCCTTCTGAACTCAGTAATCAAATCGCGTATGCATGATGCGCAGCCTGATACCTGTTGGTGTTTGCCTGTCATTCTGCTAAACCAATAGTACAAAAGTTTCAAGTCTTCAGTTTCTATTTTATTTGCCTTGTGAACACGTTGGACAAACTCATCCAATGCAGCTATTTCTTCCTGCTTCCAGTCAAGTGCAAACCATTTATGTGCCGGGCATGATGCAAAGACGAACTTTGTCTTGATGGGCATGATGCATCCGCATAGTTTTATCTTCTCCTTGTAATGCGTCACGCTGTTCTCTTCAGGATCTACAGTGTTGCCTACGATAAGTGTGCCGCATGACTGCGTTAGTGGCTTAAAGAACTTGCACTTTTTACAAGTCGCTAGCCTCTCTCTTTGAATGTGCAATGGCACGTTGAAGTTCAACATGTTCTCGTATCTTTTTTAATGCCCTGTGTATTGCTGTGCGCAGGTATGGGTAGGGTATGCCCGTTGTACTGCTCAGTTCTTTGTAGTTAAAGTCAGGCTTTGAGTATAAACGCAGCAGGATAGCATCGAATTCGTGCATGCGGCCTATTGCGCTGTACAAGTATTCACCATCTACGAATGCACCTATCCATGTTTCATCCTGTTTTGAATCTTCAGCACCTTTCTCCGTGTGCAGCTCGTAGTACTTGCGATACTTTATTGCATAATCGCTGCGGTTGCTGTGCCAACTAAGCCACAATGCACGGTTTACATATTGCTCCACCTTCCCGGCACACACGATGTCTTGCACATCTTGCTCTGGTCTATCCATCAAACGTGCTAATACCTCATGCAGTAGATCGCTTCCCTTACTTTTATCGTGTGCAAGTCTTGTAGCCTTGTCCAGCCATGCGTTGTAGTGCTTTTTTATGTTATAGCTTACGCAGTCGATTTGTTAAAAGTGTTAAATTTTTAGGCTACATTGTTACACCTTTGAAACTTTAGTATATATTTGTACCCAACAAAGGTAATCAATAACAAACACAATGAACGAAGAAGATTTCTACACTGAAGACCACACTTGCATTCACTGCGATTGGCAGGTCAATTACTACAGCGAAGTAAAAGAACTTGCATCTGCTTTATGGATTAAGTATAACGCAGGTCTTGAAGGCGACGACCGCGCACCATACTGGGACACCTTCATTGATGATGCAATTGAGATTATTGCAAAAGACAAAAGCACAGTGACTATATGCCTTAAATGCTATTCAGAATTCGAGTAAATAATTTAAAACCTCAATACAATGACAACAATCGAAGTAACCCACACAATGCCTGCTTTGGAAACTAAGACAAGCATTCAACTGCCTTTCTATTTCACGTCAGGCACTTACTCAAAGTTTTATTGCTGCATGACTGCTGAAATGGTGCTAGTCACTATTCATAATGGCAACTACGGGCAGTACATGGAGACTAAAAATTATGATGACATGGATAGTCTAGCATCACGCCTATCTAATGAGATGCGCGACAAGCTATATTCTCCAATTGATGAGGCTATCTTCCATCATAAGTTTAGCGAAGTACATCGCGAAATGTTTTACAGCATTAATCCTGAACTAAAACCAAAGGCATGAGACAATCCAATGAACTAAATGGATTGATTGCGCGAACGGTGGGCAGTAAAGCTGCCCTCCTTCGTGCGATGCAAAAAAGCAATACACCTATAGTCAAGAAGACTTTGCATAATTGGTGTGTAGATCCGGGCAGCATTAAGCTGCGACAGCTAATGAATCTGAGCAACGTAATGCAGTTGCCATTGTGCGAAATAATCAATTCAATAACTATAAAAAACGAAGGCGATGAGTGAATTGCAACACCCCACACCTAAACAGGTAGCGTACATACGCAGGAACGTTAACAAGAAACCTTTTCACGTCATGCGACAGGAGTTGAAGATAAGCACTGGACTCATGTACGAATGGTTTAGGAACGTATACCAACCCGACAAGCAAGTGATAGTTGATGAAGAAGGTCAGGAGCTGCACAGCATATACCTTGTCACGCTAAACCAATTCAACTACATAGTAAACTTCAATGTGCCTATTGAGTATCACACCATCCAGTATTGCGCTCATCGCATTGGGTTTGATTATGAAGTAAGCAAGTTGAGTTTTTGGGAATACAACCATTTGCGGCATAACATACCATGCGTTAACGTAAAGACTAGTGCTAACTACGTGTCTGATTTTTGGGCAACTACTAAACTATGGCACGAATGAAGCACGACGAAAGTAGAATGCAGCAGCGATGTGTTGAGTGGTTTCGCTATTCGTTCCCACGCACATTGATTGCTTCCTTTCCCAATGGTGTATTCATAGGCGGCACAACGGTGCAAAGAGCCAAACGCTGGAACATACTTAAAGCAGAAGGCGCAATGCCCGGCATGCCCGACTTAATGATCTGCATGGCATCGGCAGGATATCACGCACTGTTCATTGAGATGAAAACCGAAAAGGGAAAGCTTTCCGAAATGCAAAAAATCGTTCACGCACAGCTTATCAATGCAGGTTACTGCGTCAAGGTGTGCAGGTCATTTGAAGAATTTACAATAACAATAAAAAGCTATTTAGAGAAATGAAACATCATACAAAAGGAAAATATCTTACAGCGATTGAAGACATACATAAGTCAAAAGAATTTCACGGTACTACTTGGAGTAGGCGATATAGGATAAGCTATGCTGTTATCTTGGCTATGAAAGAATTAGACATGATTCATCAAACGAGATATGGCTATTATCAATGGATAGGCAATAAGTGGCCTACTATGACTGACATTAATAAAATATACGATTGCATTCAACGAAAGAATAAACGTTACGCTAATGAATCAATTGCGATAAAAGATGAGCAATTAACGATTGAGCCAATTCTAAAAGCACCTATAGATATTCAACAACCTATCGTGAAAGAACCCGAATGCGACACGAGCAACAGCAAGATGATATTGATACTCGCAGCTGGTGCGCTCGTAGGCTTTATGATTGCCACAATTATTTGGAAGTAGAGATAGTTTGACTATCTTTGCTATGACTATCCGTACATGAAAACATTTAAAATCCCATCACTGCTGCATTGCCATTGCTCATTCGAGCGCGGATAGTCCTTTGCGTGCAGTGGTGGGTATTTTGCTTATGAGAGAATCAACAGTCTTTTATAGATCGTTTTACGAAGCGATTAAGGAACTTGATGCAGATACACAGGCACAAGTTTATTCTGCGATATTCGAATACGCATTGAACTTTAACGAGCTTGAATTGAAGGGCGTGGCTAAGACCGTATTCACTTTAATCAAGCCACAACTTGATGCGAATCAGAAGCGATACGAGAACGGAAACAAACCAAAGGTGAAGCAAGTCATAAGCAAACAGGAAGCAAAACCGAAGCAAGATGTAAGCAAGGTTGAAGCTAATGTAAATGTAAATGATAATGTAAATGCTAATGCTAATGTGAATGATAATGAAAATGTAAATGCTAATGTTTCAAGGTCGCGCTTTCGCGCTCCGACGTATGATGAAATTTTGGGATTTATGAAAGAAAGAAATTCATTAGCCAACAACCTGTGGCAAGAATCAAAAGTGATATCCGAAAGCAAGGCCTTCTACAACCATTACGAAAGCAACGGATGGATGGTTGGTAAAAACAAAATGAAAAATTGGCAAGCGGCCGTGCGCAACTGGATGAACAACAACTCTAAATTCGACAAACAAAAACCAAATCAAAATGAACGAGAGAAAAGAAATAACGACCTTGAACAATTCCGCAAACAGTACCGAAGCAGCCTTGCATCAAGTCTTGGCGTCGAAGACATCCCCGGCACTGAGTGAAATCAAAAAGCAAAAAGGCGAACAGGTAGCACTGGGTGTGTTGGTTGCATTGATGGACGAATGCCAACAGTACTTTAACCTGCAACAGCCTATGAACCCACAGCAGCTAATGCTCACAGCTGAATTGATAATGGAAGAATATTACTACTTGCGTGTGGAAGAATTTCGTTTATGCTTTCGCATGGCAATGAAGGGCGAGTATGGCCCAGTGTATAACCGAATCGATGGGCAGATATTCTTTGAATGGATACGCAAGTACTTTAGCAAACGTGATGCTGTTACCAACCGAATGGTGAAGGATCAACAGAGCAGCAACAACATCTACGAAATGTTCCAACACCCGCAGGTGGTCGATGCCATACACCAAGCATCAGACAAGTTGAAGATTGAACAAGCCCCGGCACAAGAAGCGAAAGACCGCAAGCCATCGGAGTTTGAACAGAAGCTAATTGATGAATACGATGCGCTGCCTATATGGGAGGAAAACAACCGTTTCAAAATTTACAAGAAAACACCTTTTCAGTTTACCGAATATCGCATGTGGCGTTATCGCGAATTGATTGAACAGCAAAATGAGTATTAACATGCAGTACGATAAACAGCGTGAGATAGAGCTACTACGCAAGTTGTTCCTGTTAACAGCTAAGCGCAGCATGCGTCCTGCCATGACAGATAATATGGCAATGCGTCTTATCTTTGAGGAGTTACTACTGCTCACTGACAAAGACGAATACAAGCTATGACCATTGGCGAATTGTTTGATAGGTTAGCTGATTACCCGGATGAGATGGAAATCTTCATAGGCTTTATCGACATCCATAGCATCTACCTCGAACACTTTGAAATCGTAGAAACAACAGACCTGAAAGGCAACAAGACAATCGCGCTAATGGTCGATGACATCGCAATAATTAATAATTAATATAATGAGTTATCAATTGAAAGAAGGGCAAGGAAGCCTATTTAAAAACGTAAACAAGAAAGCACCCGCACAACCTGACTGGACAGGCAATGTTATGATTGGTGGTCAAGAGATGCGACTTGCTGCATGGGTTAAAGAAGGCAAAGGCGGTAAGTTCTTTTCGCTGCAACTATCCGAGAATGAAAAGGCAAAGGAGCAGCCAACATCTAGTGATGATGACGACGGTTTGTTCTAATGATTGAGTACCTGCCGAAACAAAATGAAGCACTGCGTGTGTTGGGTAATTCACATCCGGCACGTGTGGTGCTTTTCGGTGGTGCGGCAGGTGGATCTAAATCCTTTATCGGATGTGCATGGCAAATAAGCCGAAGGTTTAAGTATCCCGGCACGCGAGGTCTGATAGGTCGCAGCAAGTTGGATACGTTAAAGAAGACTACGCTAAAGACTTTCTTTGAGGTTGCACAGATGTTTGGTCTTGCACCCAACGAACACTACACCATCAACAACCAAACGCATGTAATAAGGTTTGCTAATGGCAGTGAGATTATTCTTAAAGACTTATTTGCTTATCCTAGTGATCCTGAATTTCACGCACTGGGTGGTCTTGAGTTGACAGATGCGTATGTGGATGAAGCTGCACAAGTATCAAAGCGGGCAATCGATATACTTCAATCCCGCATCCGTTTTAAGTTACGCGAATTTGACTTAGCACCCAAGATGCTACTCACGTGCAATCCATCAAAGGGATGGCTTTACAATGAGTTCTACGCACCATTCAAAGCAGATAACCTAGCGCAACATCTTGCATTCATTCCATCGCTGCCAACAGATAACCCACACCTGCCTGAAAGTTACATTGAAACGCTGCGCATGTTGCCTGAAGTCGACAGGCGCAGGCTACTGGATGGAGATTGGGAATATGACGAGAGCGTAGACAACCTGTACCAATACGATGACCTCATGCGTTGCTTCCGGGAAGAAGAAACAAAGGGCGATAAGTTTATCAGTGCCGACATCGCACGTCTAGGAAAAGACAGAAGTGTGATTTGCGTGTGGCATGGTTTGCAGTTAATGGAGATTCACGAGCTGCGCAAGCAACCAATAACAACTGTTGTTGCTACCATTCGCCAACTATGCGACAGGCACGCTATCAAATTAAGCAATGTGATCTGTGACGAAGATGGGGTCGGAGGGGGTGCGGTCGATTCGCTCCGTTGCCGCGGCTTTCTCAATGGCGGGCGTGCAAAGCAATCAGATAAGTTCACCAACCAAAAGGCTGAATGTTATTTCAAGCTTGCCGAATTAATCGAGCAGAACAAAGTCATATTTAAAGTCAATCAGTTCCGCGATGTGATCGTGCAGGAGCTAGACATGATACGTCGCAGGCAACCAGAAGCGGATGGCAAACTTGCTGTGATAAGCAAAGACGAAATAGCACGCATGCATGGTAAGTCTCCAGACTATGCAGACGCTATAATGATGCGCATGTACTTCGAGTTGTTTCCGAATTACGGCAGCTATAGTTGGGCATAGCATTCCTCAATTTTAACAATTATTAACAGGGTGAATGTAACTACTTGCACTATCTTCGCCCTATCAATTTAAAAACAACACACATGAAATCAGTATCTACTATCCTCCGCTACGTTGTAGCCATCATCGTAATCTTCGCTGTTCTTTCTTACTGCCAAGAGTTAAACGATTGCCTCGCTAAGTAAACCAATCAATAATCAATAACATGAATTTTCACAAAGACAATCTTGAAGCATTGCAGAAGTTTCAGCAGATGCTCAATGCAGAACCCGACCCGCTCGGTGTTGAATCTACACCCGACAAGAAGGCACAGACGCTAGTCATTAGCCACGTTGAAACCACACTGGATGAACTATTCTTCGGACACTGGAGAACTGAGAACTTTAAATGGGCGGTACTTGCTAACGAGGTGCAGGCATCACTTGAGTTAGTAGTGATACATCCGATTAGCGGCTATGAGTTAAAGCGCACCGGTGCTGCATCGGTTATAATCATGGTTGACAAAGTACCTGACAACGTGTTCGGCAGCGATCGTAATAGATGGGCATTAAACCCCGATAATAAAAAAGCCAATGCAATGGACTTAGCATTCGGTAAACTTAAATCTGAGTGCCTTAAAAACGCAGCA